AGGCAGAAAGGGTATATTCCAGCCCCGCCTTCAGCCTGACAGGCTGAGAGATGCCGCCCCATGCGGTGTTTTTCATCTTGACTGCAAGCCCATCATATGTCTCGCCGGCATCGATCCACTGCGGCAGCGACCAGTCCCAATTATTTCCGCTGAAATCGCCCGTTCCTAAAAAGAGGTTACGTCCGCCACTGCGCAGCGCGATAATTTTGCTCGCGACAGCGGAAGATCTGACGGGCTTTTCGTTGTCATAATCTACATTTTCCGCCACGTTGACGCGCAGCATACCGTTTTCCAATACGAGCGTGTCGTCGCTAATTTGATCTGCGTGGATAGCTCCATTATCATGAATATCATATGGCTCAGCAACTCCCGGGAGCTTAAGTGTTGACATTTTCGCCATAGTCATTCTCCTTCCTTTATTTCAACATTACCCTCGCCATCGTCCACTGCATGATAGCTGGAATAAGCTGCAATAACCACATTGCCTTCACCGTCGTCAGTTGTAGCAAACGCATTAGATGTTCCGGCACTCTCCGTCGGAATCCATTCAAGTTTCGAGTTAAGAGTCCACGAAGCGCCAAAGTCTGCTGTGTACGCAAAACTACCGGGTGCAAAATCATTTCCGATAGTCGCGATTTCACTCGCGTCGTCAAGTAATATAGAAACTTCATTCAGACTCGTATGCCCAGTCTTAAACTGGCTGTTTCTTACAATATACGAACCCATTTTCATCCTCCTCCATATAAATAACCTCCCCATTATTTGGGGAGGCTTATTTTATTTATTGATGTGTCACGTTCAGCTTGGGCGAAACATCGCCGCTCGAGCCTATCTTACAATAGTTCGTCGAGTAGCTTCTGCCGCTCATCGCTGAACCATCATTTGCATAAAGCATGAAGCCCTTTATCGTGCCGTTTGCTAAAGCCTGTGCCGCATTAAGCGGTAAAGTGAATGTCTTCGTTTCACCGTTTGCAATAGTTCCCAGTACTCCGTAATCTGTGCTACCCACAGTCGGATTACCGGTTGCGGATGCTATGGTGATTCCATGAAGCTTCAGCGTTACTTCACTGCTCTTACCGGAGCCCGCTGTGCGCGTAAGCGTCAGACTGGCAGTCTTGATAGTCTTGCCGCTGAAAGATGTCGTCGGGAACCAGAAGCAGCCCGACCACTCGCCCATGCCGTTATAATAACCCTGACGGATTATATTGTCCTGTTGTCTCCACGCACTCGAAGCGCTAGACCAGGAATCTGTCGCATTTGCTGTTACATTTACAGTAGTAGGTATTGCCTCTGCCGCAGGCGGTGTCGCTGCATTTCCATTTACTGTTATATCGTCTGCCATAATGATCTGTCCGGCATAGCTTCCATAATTAAAGTCAGTACTATCGCTAGGCATAGAACCCGATGCATATATTGTGCCGCCACTGGCTGCAATCATACAGTTACCCTTGCATTTATATGCCTGTATAGATCCGGTCTGCTGAGCGTATAATGAACGCTCATGGTCGTACAGTTCACATTCATGTACGTCCGCATGCGCACCTCGATATACACGCACGCCTCTGCCGCCGCCAACGCTCACGCCTTTGCCGGTTATCACGCATTTTTCAATAATTGCCATAGTTGATGCTCCAGCACAATCAATGCCGATGCCTCCGCTTGTCGAGTCTACGTTCAGATACCTTATAAATACCGGGCAACCGTTATACATTATTTCTAATTTGCCTACCAATTTCGCGGGATTATCTTCTGCGCCGAATATATATATAGTCCCGCTGCCGTATATGCCTCGAAGCGTCACTGTTCCATATTCAACAGTTCCTGCAGCCACCTTTACTGTTACATCTTTGCTTATCCATTTATTGCTTAATGCCACTGCGACATCCGCTATACTGCGATAATAATCGCCTGCCGCGATCTGGTCAGATGTGGCCTCGCTGTTTACATTTATAACTGATGGTCCATTGTATCTGGGAGCGACATCCGGGCACACAAGAGACTGCATCTGCGCACCGTTTTTGTCAATAGACAGCATGTTAGTCTCGCCGTCCGAATCGACAATGTCAACATTAAATATTTCCGTTGAAATATTTACTTCTTCCTTTGTCATCTTAATAGAACTGCCCGCTCTGAATTCCTCGGGATGCTCGCTCCAATCGGTCACCTGATTACCGAATTCCAGTTTCGGCCCATATATCCTATAGTCGCCATTTCTTTTAATATAGAACTGAACAAATATATGTGTGTTATCTGCTAAGACACCGGTTCCGTTATAAAAATACGAACTATCGAGTGTGTACGTAGTGCTTATTCGTATCCATTTACGGTTAATCAGCTTTTCACCTGCGACGGCATCTCTTCCCAATTCAACGACACCCGGCTTAATAAGCTCAGCTTTATCGCAGTAATTGAGTCTTTCGATTCCTCCTTGAGAAAGACATAATGCCCATGTAATGCCCTCATCTATAGCCGCCCAATCATCCGAATAAACCCATGCAGACAAAACAACCTTTCGCCCATACCATCCTGAAGGCAATCTTGAAAGAGGAGAACTTGCATTATACCATGTATCAACACCCGCCCCTGAGGCAGTAAGTCTGATTCTGTAAAACCCACTAGGATCTGCATAATTACTTGCCCCCGCAGTGTATCTCCAATAATCTGCATCTGCACCGGGGGTCAGTATTCGAGTGTCTCGCAGAAGTTGCATTCCACCAACCTGAATCTGATTTACGGCTAAAGATATTTGATCAGGTACGAGATCAATCTGAGTCTGTAGATTTTCTGCCGTAGTGTTCAGCGTGGCCTGATCAGCTTTCAAACTGAGAGACGTCTCAACATCCGACGCAAGTTCTTCAACCGTTGCACTTATACCATCTGCCGTAATAGTAAGTTCACTACGGACACCTTCGATGTCAGCGTCTACGTCTTCGGGCGCAGGCGACCAGTCTGTAGGCTTATTTCCCCATTCAAGTTTCGGTGCAACCGTTTGGACTTCACCATTCTGTTTCAGCCAGAACTGTACAAACATATGAGTGCAATCGGCAAAATTGTAAGTAGGTGCAACATCGGTTGCGGGGGTAAATGATGCCTCATCTAAAGTATATGTTGTCCATCCGCGAATCAGCTTGCCAGCCATAGGCTGTGTATCGTACTCGATATCCTTATCAAATTCTGCTTTCCCGGGTACTACAACGCTTTTGGTCTGAAGGTATCCTCGCTGTGTGCTGCCATCCGATAAACAAAGCGCCCATGTTATTCCTTTGTCTACCTGACTCCATAAAGTCGCGCTGATATAAGCAGATAAAGTTGCTTGCTTTCCCTGCCAATCATCAGGCAGTCTTATCAATGGCGTTCTCGCTGAAGACTGCCACTCTTCAGAGTCTGTCCTGCTTTGCTGTAACCGCGTATGATTTGGAAAAGTACTTCCGTTATATGTATAAGTAGAACAATTCCAGAAGCCCCAACCATCAGCTCCGGTTTGCCCCGTACTGAGCTGTCTCGATCCTCTGATAAGCTGGGTTCCGCCAACCCTCATCGAGGCAACGGTCTGCTTGATCTGTCCGGGAACCAGTTCAATCTGTGTCTGCAAATCATTGACCTGAGACTCTACATCTTCAACTGCTTCAGATATCGCAAGCTTCAGATATGTGTTGCTACTAATGTCCGTCGCGTTCAGCGCATCAATCGTCGCCTGCGCCGCAAATAAGTCGCTGACATCTATATGTCCCGCCGTAATAGTACCGGCGAGGATCTCATTACCAGTTATACTCCTTGCCGCTATCTGCGCCGCTGTAATGGATTGCGCAACAATTACACTTCCGTTCAGGTGCTTTTGATACTTTTCTTTTGTAAGCTCTGTCTGTGATAATCCGGAAGAAGAGGCATTTATTTCGTATACGATACCGCCTTCGCCGGTTAGAAGCAGCCTGTCCGTGGCTATCGTTCCCGACTGAATAACGTCCGCATTCAGACTCACTATTTTTGCTTCGGTAATCGAGCCATCCGCAATTTGTGTCTCGCCGATAACTCCTGCTCCGATAAACGCATTATCAGTCGTTATATTGTACGAGCTTATGTGTTCAGCGGTAATCGAACCTGCCGCGATTCTGTCCGCATCCAGAGTGCCCGCGGTAATCATATCCGCCGTAAGGTCCCTGATCTGCGCCGCGTCAATATTCGCATTCTTTATAGACGCCTGTACAATAACCGCAACATCCGCGTTCAACCTCGAAATATCCGCCCAGTTGATACCGGCATTATTGATATTCTGAGTAGTCAGCTGAGACACTGCGATATTAACAACGGACTGATTTCCGGATAAATCAATATCACTGCCAGCGCCGCTCTTGACAAGGCTGCTCTTTATAAGCTCAGCATTAATCGTTCCCTGTGCGTCAAAAATAGCCGCTGCCGCATCGTATTTCTTTTTGTTTGTAGTTATCGTTTCTGTGCCCTTGACGATCATCTCAAACAGTTCAACCGGCTTCTCCTTGAAATTGCTCACGGTAAAACTGTTCGAACTGTTGCTCATCGGTTTATCTGTGTACTTGGTGATTTCAGCGGTAATTCCGTTCATCCGAAGAACCGGGTCATCAATATAGACGATATCCCCGAACATGAGCCTCTCGTCAGCAAATTCTTCGCCGTAACCCGAACGGTCTACCGCGGTAATTCCATATTCAGCCTGAGGCACTGCGTGGTCGTGCAGATACTCAAGAGCATCCTCATATAAAGCAAGCTCCTGTCCGGCGGCATAGTCTCCATCAGGGTAAACGCCGTCATGCAGAAGCTCTCCCATTGTGTTTTCGAATTTGTCGAGGATCTCCTTTTTAGTTGCGGCTATTGCATCAATCAACTTTTCGGCGTCCGAATACTCTCCCACTTCCTTGACCAACTGAGCAAAATACTGATTAAGGCCGACAACCGTAGCCGATCCGTTGTTCAGCTCATTCACTTCATCGGAGAGCTCATCTCTCGAAACAGTAAGCTCGTCGATCTCCGTCTGAGCCGCATCCTTTTCTTCCTTATTCAGATTAGGATTCTGGATATAATTCTCGAGTTCGGCTATCCTCGAATCATAATTGTCGAGCATAGACTGCTTGGTATCAAGCGTGATTATCCGCGCTCCGACTGTTCCGGCAGCAGGCTTACTCATCCACCATGCCGTCGTACACTTCCCTGCCGCTTCGGTCAAAACAATGCTCCGGGTTCCATAATTGAACTCGGAGACCTCTCTCTTATTCCATTTTCCGTCGGCGCCTCTTATATATATGATGTCGCCGCCCTTGGGTTCCTCTCCTCCGTCATAATAAAGAGAGGTGCCAATTGTCACGTTATTACCAGATGCCCCGGCAACCTCCGCCATTCCCATCGGAGTTCGTCCGACCATCTTGTTGAGCGAGTTGGAATAGAAAGTATAAAGGTCGTAAGCCGCCTTCTGCTGCGCAGCCGCAGTCGCAGAAGCTTCAGCAAAGTCATTTATTGCCTCTTCATATTCTTCTGTCAGCAGTCCAAGGTCACGATAATAAGAGAAGTCCAGCAGGAAGTCTGTGCCGAGCGGGTTGACATCCTCGATGCCGATATATCCTTCCTGACTCGTCTGATTAATAACGAACAGCCTCGTCATTATCTCAGTCGTGCTTCTCTGTCTGGATATACCGGACATGTTATAGCCGGTCTTGAATGCTATTCCGGTATCTCTGCCGATGCATTTCTTCAGACTTACCTGCTTATGTAAGCCATCGAATTTTAGCTTACCTCCAAAGATACAAGCTACATCCTTAAGCTGATCATAAGCACTGACGCCCTGCTCCTTGTCAACGGAGCGATATTTTTCTCTCGGCTCCGCATTCTCGGCATCGGTCACGGTATATACCATGTCGATATCAGAATCAGCCGCACCGTCTATCTCGGCGTAAATATGCCCGCCTTTATAGAGCTTGACACTATATACAGTCAGCTCATCTGTTTCCTGCAGCCCACCCTTTGAATAAGTATGGGCGGTATCATTATAGACCGTATATCGCTCTATCCTGTTTCTGCATACGGTGTCGTGCGCTCCCAGTGTAAATTCAATGCTGTAAGGCGCCGCGTATTTTTCATAAGCAGAAGGAACTACGCCGTCGCCCTTGTCAACCTCAATCTGAATTTCCGTAGGAGGAGTCACAAAGTTTGCCGTTCCTGCTTCATTGGCAAGCAGTTCATACTTAATATAACTGCATCCCGAAGCAGGGATAATCACATATTCCTCACCGAAGGAATATCCGATCTGCTCCTTGGCTTCATTGAACAGATGCCATATCGCATAATGACTGTTCAGACCGGACAGTACGAGCTTCTTACCGGCGTAAGGCTTGACGTATAAATAGTTAATGCTGCGGTATCTCGCAGTGCTTTCAGAATACGCAGGTGTTCCATCTACCTCGTTGAGTCCGCCCTGTTCAAACATCCCGTCGCAAAGATTCTTTCCACAGGAAGTCACCTTTATATGCGCGTTTATCCAACCGGCAATGTTATTCCATTTGGTAGCGCCGCTTGCGCTGCGGATTTCTGCGTACGCGCCAAATGCCATATCATCGGGCGTATCGGTCAGCTCTGTACTGACAGTCAGATGCTTGTCGTAAACGTCCTCTTCATAGAACTCGTCAATATCGCCAAGTGTCCAGCCTGTGTTCTCCAGCGCCCTCTCGGTGTGATACTTCGCATTGCCGATCTCACTGGTGTAATTGGCAGTCAGTCCGCGCCGCTTCAGATGCTCGGCACGATGCAGGCACTTCACACCCTTCGCGGCAATGTCTCCCCTGCTGCCTTCTTCAGGTATCTTGATGTTGAATACATCTTCAACATCATCGTCGCTGTAAAGAATCTTGTATTCGTTCTTTATGAACTCCCACCTGTGATTCTCAATGCGGTTTCCTTCTGCATCTTCAATGTGCATAGGAAGGTTGAATGTGAGTTCGGTAAGCTCGCCGTCCGAATAATCAACGGTCAGATCTGTTGCCTGCCCCGCAAACTGGCACGAGCTGTCATATAAATCACATACCTTTTTGCCCGTCGGGTCAAGTACTGCAAGCAGTATCTTTCTGTTCATTCACATCCTCCTTCCTTAATAAAATGTGTCCTTGTGATAAACAGTCACCTGTCCAACACTATCACCCTCGCCGGGTTCAATTACTATATGATTCAGTCCGGCAACTGTCGTAGTCCCGCTTGCCATTCCTGTCACGGTTCTGTCGAGCGTAAGGCTTGTTGCATCTGCATCCATAATTTCATACCAGGCTCCTTGGATATATACGTATTGCCCTTTCATGGATGCATTTCCATTATTGGTGATAACCGTATCGCTTCCGTTTACAAGACAGCGAATTTCCCTCCATCTGGGGAAGCATCCCTTGAGGGTTATAAAATTGCCGCTCTTTACATTGTCAGCGTAAACGTAATTGCCGTTTTCAAGATTCTGCTTATGAATAGCTTCCGTTGTAGGATGCTCGGCACCGGTCCATACAGTAGTCCGTCCAAGCAGACTATCGACGCAATACATCTTTTCTTCACTGCCGTCGTCACGAATCGTCATGCTCTGTCCAGTAGTCTTGTTTGTAATTACCGTTCCCGTAGGAAACATACCGCTTATCCATATTTCGGGCTTGGCCTCGGCATTTCCGGCGTTAAGAATAAGGATCTCCGAAGTCCCGTAATTCTTGGGGCGCTGGTATTCTTCAATGATGCCGCTTCCGGCATTCAGCGTTTCAAGCATGTCGCCGACTTCGGGATAAGCCTCGCGCACTTCTTCAAGCATATAGGCGCGCGGTATGAACGCCTTCAGCTTAAAGCTGAGGATACCGCTGTAAGTGAACATATTCCGCTCCGCATCATACCCCACATACAGATTCCTCGTCGGCTCACTCATAACCTTTGCCACATAGTATTTGTAGGGCATATGGTCGAATATCAGCCGTCCGCTCTTGCCATTGCATAACCAACCGCCTATCGCAAGCAGGACATCATCATCTGCGTTTTCCACCAATAAATCTATATTGAAATCGCGGCCTTTTACGGTTTCGCCCGCGTAGTATTCTCCTTTATAACCGTCTACAGATTCCGTAAGCACAGCAAATACATCCGATATAGCATGCATGCATTCATCGTGATTTGCCAGCTCACACATCATATCGTCACAATGGATCCCGTCAAAAGAAAATCCAACTCCGATACTCTGCACGAAAATTCCTCCAATTCCTGATTCCTTGTTCCAAAAGTAAACGGGCTGACAGCTATTGCTGCCAACCCGTCAAATAAATCATCGCCTTATCTTGAACTTGTCGTAAATGGCGTCCATTACCTTTTGTCCGACGTTCTCATAATCGTCGTCATTATTAATTCCTCCGACCTGAACCACGATGTCTCCTTCAATCGTAAGACCACCCGCGGATTCTTTACTGTCAGTCATAGGCATATTCCATTTCTCCAGAAGCATCACAAACCGCCTGAACGCATCCGTCTCAGAAGGATCCAGCACCATCTCAGGCTTGCCCGGAGTACCGTCAAGCCATGCAAGACCGGTGTAATCCACTAATCCGCCATTTGCATATTTCTTAAGCTTCTTAAGATCAAGCTGCTTTGCGAACGCGGTATTATGTACCCAGCCTTCCTTGCCATTGTAAGTGCCGTGATACCAGTTGCCATGATATCCGTCGATCTCAACGCTGGCGCCCTTCGGCATCACTAGAATAGAATCAGAACTGGTGCTGTAACTTTTTCTCAGGTTAAAGCGCCCCTTTGTCGTTGCGGTGATGCCCTGAGTCACGGCCTCGACAGCGACTGCTTTGGTAACGTCCGCCTTAGATGCAGCAGCAGATACAACAGGCTTGTTTTCAAGTTCCTTCTGCCCGTTGACCATGCCCTTCCACGCATCTTTCAGATCATCTTCCATTTCCTGCTTCTGCTCTTTGCTGGCCGATTTGTATGCATCGGTCTTCTTGAGAAGTGCAAGCGCTTCATCCACCGCTCCCTTATTCAGTATGTTGTTTATGTCGTCCCAGTTCGTCTCGGTTATGGACTTAATCGTATTCATCGTCTCAGTCCAGTCGTCCACGAGCTGCTGACGTGCTTCCTCAGTAGAATTCGCATATTCGTCAGAATTCAGCTTCAGCCAATCAATGATTTCCTTGTCGGTCTTTTCCATAATAGAATACATCTCTTCTATCATGGCCTCACTGTAATCTTCAATGGAGTCATATGCCTCTTCAAGCTTTTCGATTTCCCTGTCGATCTCATCTATCTTGCTCTGAGTCGCTTCTTCCTGCGCCGCGATCTGCTCTTCGGCAGCATCCCACGCCATATCAGACTGAAGCTCTGCGATCTGTTTTTCGAGTTCCGCCCTTTCCTTTGCACGGGACGGATCTGTAATGACCGCAGCCAACTCACCCTGAAGGCGCGTCAGCTCGTCTTCATTCGCATTGCCCTCGGCAAGCGCCCTCGCCTCTTCAAAGTTCTCTCTGATAGCAGACATCTCTTCCTCAAGAGCCGCCTTCTTATTTTCGAGTACTTCTTTATCGAGATCTATTTCAGCCTGAGCTCTTTCCTTCAGACGCTCAAGAATAAGATCCTGCATCGAAATGGTCGCATCAAGGCGACTCTTTTCTGCATCCTCTATCTCTTCATAGAAGCCCTGCAGTTTCTCCTGCATCGTTATAACGAGCTTCCTGATCTCGCGCTTCTGATCTTCAATTGCCTGAGTAGTCTGTTCAATCTGCTTCTGCGTCTCAATATTCTGAAGTCTGTATTTGTCGAGCGTATCGGTAAGCAGCTCATAATCTGCCTGAAGACCTTCTTCTTTCTCCTGCAGTTCCTGAACTGTCTTATTGTACTTCTTATAGTTTTTGCTGTTCTTGGAATACTGGTCCCTGAGCTTTGTATATTGCGCGATCTGAGATTTGACGTTGTTTATCTCTGTCTGTTTGCTGTTTGCAAGTGCCTGAAGCTCATCGCTGTTCTGCTCATATACTCCGGTCATCTCTTTATAAATCGCAAGCTGTTCCTCCATGAAAGGAATGGCCTTCTTGAGTTCTCCGGTCGTATTGTAATAATCCTCCCAGGCAATTGCGATGTCGAGCCGGTAATCCTTGTTGGCAATTTCCTCATTCATCTCATCTACCATTTTCTGTACGCGCTCAGAAACGCCTGCAGAAGAAGACGAGGAGGAAGAAGAGGAACCGCCGCTTCTGCCCGAAGAACCACCAGAGCCTGTTTTATTTTGCTCTGTATTCTTCTTTCCTTTAAGCTTCAGCATATGGTAGGTATTCGTGAATTCTTCATAGATAGGATTACCTGTTGCCAGATCAACACTGGTCTGAACTCTGTTGATCGTTGTTATCGTATCAATATCAAACATACCCAACTTGTTCAGTTCGTTGATAGCATCAGCGGAGGCGTTATAAACAGTAATTAATCCGTTTTCTGCCGCGCTAAAGTCAACATTTGCAGATCCTACGATGTTGATAACCGATGCCTCAGCCAGTCTCTGGAACGCTTCAATATCACCATCGATAGCGCTCCTGATAAGATCAAGATTCTGCACCGCAAAATCGAGAGAACTCATGTCTCCCATTCCACCGCTGAGCAGGAATCCCATTCTCTCAAGCGCCGCAGTCGCCTCTGTTGAATTCTCAGCCGCTGCATCGTATTCAGCTAATGCACTCGCCAATCCTTCTGTCATATTGGACATATTGGTAGAAGCTGCCGCCATGTTGAGTCTCTCTATCATTTCTTCGGCAGTAATCGCGCCGTCAGCATAATCAATAAGCGATTCCGCAAGCTCGGGATAGTCATCTATAAGACTCTTACACTCATCTGCGGTAAGATCAAGTCCTTTACTGAGCTTCTTGGAAGCCGCTTCTGCTTTATTGGTTCCTCTCGCATATGCGTCAAGAACTTCTGCCAGATTCTCGGTCTCGTCTATTGTAAGCCCGTACTGATTCAATAGCTCAGCATTCTCTTCCTTTTCTGCCTGCAGCAGAAGAATGGCTTCATCTCTGAAAGTATTCAGGTCTCCGAGATACTGAATAAGCTGAGGATATGCTTCGACCATCGCGCTTACATCATACTCCGAACCCTCAGTAGCAATACCGGCAATTCCATCAGTAAGAGTCTGCATATTGTCGCGCTTGCCGGTAGCCTTTTTGTAATTCGTGCTGTCAGATTCTACCCCGACACCAAATGCACTCCAGTTATCTCCATTGATAGCCAGCAACGCAGCGGCAACTCTCTCTACTGCGCTGGCAACACCCTCTGTCGTAGAAAGATCTACATCTTCAAACCCAAGGCTTTCAGCGGCTTCAGCCAACGTCTGAAGATCTTCAGCGTTAAGCTCAACTCCAAGCTCAAGCTTCTCGCCCATCTCGGTTATTCCGCTGTATGTCTTGTAGGATTTAATAAATTCTGCAATCTGCTCAGAGAGCTTCTTTTCCGCTTCGACACTGTCGATCTCAACTTCCGGAACAACGACAATGTCCATTAAGAATTCCGCAGATTCATCGTTGTTCATAGAGAGAACGCTTTCAATCAAACCTGCTACGTCGATGTTTTCTTTAGTCATCGCCTGCGCAAGCATAGCATATATCTGAAGGCTTAAATCAGAATTCTCCAATTTGGTCTTCAGTATATCCATCTGCATCGGATCAGTCACGACGTTGGCTAAATTCTCATACAGTGTCTGCATTGTGCTGTTCCACTGTGCAACATAAGGATCTGCGGCGGTCTGTACACTGGTTATCAGTCCATCGCTCCATTCCCTTATCGCGGCTTCAACAGCATCATCCTCTGCAGCCATTTTATCTATGATTTCTTTTGTGATGCCTGTTTCTGGGATATCATTTATAATGTTTGAAATATTATCATGCCCAACAATAATTGCGCCTGCTAATTCGTCAGTCACATCAGCAAACAGATCATTTACCCTATTTTGTACCTCTTCGCCCGTTTCTCCCATTTTTTCAGGGTCTACACCAATAATAGCATTGAGCAATTGATCATATACACCGTAATCATATTTATTAAGCACCTCAAGTGCCCTTGAAGAACCAAGAATAATCGTTTCCCAAGACTGTCTTTCTTTTTCTGCCCAATCTGCTTCTTGCTCACCTAACTCTTGGATATACTGTTCTTGTCTGCCAGTTAGTGTATTTCTTACAGCGTAATAGTTTTCTAATCCCGCATATAATTCTTCTACATAAGCCGTAGCCTCATCTATAGCAATCGCAAGCTCAACTCGTTTTTCTGCTTTTTCTTTTGTTGTGGCAATACCTATGCTGTCATATTCATCTTGTAATTCTTGCAGTTTTTCTTTTGCAGCAACAAGTATCGCATCTTTACCTAGTGAAACATCTATCTCAGATCCATCTCCAAATATGTTCTTCCATTTTTCTTTCAGTATGTTATCGTATTCATCGATAAGGTCTCCATGTTGTTTAATCAATTGTTCTAATTCAAAAATATTGCTATAGCCCTCTTGCATGTATGCATCAAACGCCTTATCGCTGATTTCTTTTACTTCACTCTCATCAAATTTATAGTTACCGGTCAGGCTTTCGAAGAATCCACCATACATATCTCCATATGCCGCATAATACTCGTCTCCATTTATGTCGTCAGCGGCAGTTCTCATTTCATTAAGCGCTTCAAGCTGTTCTAAGGCAACATTAATGCCGTCTGCTGCTTTTTTCCAATTCTGAATCGCTAATTCATTAACAAAACTGCTCGCCATTTCCGCTGTTCGTTCATATTGATCTCCGAGTTCAGCGACAGCTTCACTTTCAACGCCGTAAAGATCAGCTAATTCAGGAGACATTTGGACTAAGGTACTTCTGATACTATAGAATTCTTCGAGTTCCTCGGTTGTATAAGACGACTTATCGCCCAATTCAGATAGTCTCTTTTGAAGTTCCTCTATGTTCTTAATACTCTCATCATTAATGCTTATGGCTTCATTTATGTTTGTCATCTCGTCATTAAGACGCTGTATTTTTTCTGCTGTTGTCTCGGCGTTATTCCCTAAAGAAACAAGCCCCGCAATAATTGACGTTATTGCGGTCACGGCTAAGCCGATACCTATCGACATCATTGCCGCTTTAAGTCCCGAAACCGCAACCGTAGCACCCACTGCAGCTCCTGCAGTCCCATTAATCGCTGCCGTAGAAGTAACGAACCCTCTGGCAATCGCACCAAGACTACTACTGAACGTTCCGCCGAGGCTTCTGAACTTACCCAGCGCGCTCACACCCATCATAAGAGCAGCGACAAATAAACCGATACCAATATTGGCCTTCCCGCTGCTCTCCGTAGCCTTATCGAAAAACTCAACCAGACTGGATATACCGTCTATAAATTTCACCACGGTATCGCTGTCCAGTACATTGCTGTAGAAATCCTGCATCGTTGCGGTCAGCCTGTTTTGAGAAGCTTCAACGCCCTCAGTCCAGATGCCATACTTCTCAAGTGCAACGCCTGCTGAATCATAGCCCTGTGCCGTCAGTTCAAGCACTTCGTCGTAGTTATTCATAAGAGACAGGAAGTAGTTCAGGCTTCGGGTTCCTGCCATCTGAGTTGCTATATAGTTCTTGTTAGCGTCGGAAAGTCCAGTCCAGACTCCGCTGAGCTGAATAAGTATCTCGCTGAAATCGAGGAACTCACCCTTCGCATCAACAATAGAAAGACCCACGCTCTCCAATGCCTTGGCGATATCGTTGATCTTTACAACGTCGCCTTCGTCAGTAGTAACAAATGTATTCCATCCCGCGCTCGACACCTTCATGTATCGGGACATCATACTGTTAAGCGCAGTGCCGACGCTCTCTGCCGCCGCTCGGGTCTGAGATTCAATGACTGCGATAGAAGCCGAAAGCTCTTCCATCGTAAATCCTGCCGCCTGACCGGATGCCGCGACCTTCTGCATGGCAACGCCGATTTCGGATGCACTTGTGGCAACCGCGTCGCCCAGTTTTGCCCATACATCAACTATGTGCATAGTGAGGTCCGTGGTATCCTCTCCTTCTTTTGCGAAGGAGTTTACCGCAGCGGTTATCATTTCAACAGAATCAGAGAATGTCTCACCGGATATCTTGGCGTATGTAGTGATAGCTTCCATACGACCAAGGACTTCATCGTCTCCAAGACCCTGTCTGTACAGTTCTTCGCCGGCTGTTGCCAGCTCGGTAGCAGTAACACTCATTTCCTTGGCGAGGTTTTCGTATGTCTCGCCAATAACATCCTTGCCGCCGGGCTTCATTGTAACAAGAGATATCGAGGTAAGCGCCTTATCGTATTCCTCAACATAAGAGATGGCGTCTTTGAATGCCTTCTGAATAACGTTGACTACCTTACGCATTACATTGGTATATACATCAAGGGCGGCATCGGCATTGTTTTTAACTTCATTCCAATACTGCTCTTCTTCTTTAAGCCTGTTTTTTTGCGCTTCTTTTTCTATGCGGGCTTTTTCTTTCTGAGCCTCTCTCGCCAACCTCGTTTCTTCTTTAAGAGCTTCTTTATCTCGCTTTTTCTTTTCGGCCTGAGCCTCTTTTTCAAGGCGTTCCTGCTCATCGAAAAGATCCTTGTACATCGCTAGGCGATAATCATGTGCAAGCTTTTCACTCTTTTTCTGCGCATTTTCTACTTCTTGTATTTCATCAAATAATCTCTTATAATCGGCCTCTCTATATCTTGCCCCAAGACGAGCGCTGATACTGCTCTTATCAGACGCCGTCTTTTTATTCATATCATCATATGCCTTATCGATTCTTCCCATCGTATCGGCAAATGCTTTTTCAAGCCGATTAAGTTCTGTCAGACTCTTCGATATATCAATACCTAGATACTTAACAAATTCGTCTGCCATTTAACCACCTCTCTCCATATTCCCAAGGCGGCATCCGCCGCTCACATTTCCGCGTCCGTGCCGCCTCTAATGTGGCGACGTAAAAATAAAAGGGCGGTTTATAACCGCCCGTCATCACTTCTTCTTATCTTCCTTCACCCGATACATACTGAGGTCTATCACATTGTTTTCCGGCTTTTCAGGTTCAGCTTCCTTCTCGTCCTTTTCGGGCTTCTTTGCCTTGATAAGGAAGTCGGTCAGCATCTTTCTGATAAGACCCACATCCTTCTGCGTTCCGTCGCCGTCCATGTACTTGCCAAAGCTCCTGAGCAGCGCACCTACACTGTTGGCGTCCTTGATCTGCCTCTTGAGTTCAATGGCGACATCGGTATACGCATCTTCAATCTTATAAAAGAAACCATAGAGCTTATCAGATTCGCGCACGAAGTCAATCACATCCTCATAAAATGTGAGTACCACGTCGTCTTCCAGCTCCCTGTACTCTTCCATATTAAAGTCAGTAAGTACATCGAACATTTCAAACACCATCAAAGGTTCGCGCATGAGGACATTTTCCCGGGCTACTCCGGTAACTTCGTCCTTGTTGATAAGCACCATAGCCATCGTATTGGCGATAAGGATCATCGCCTTATATGTCATGCGTTCAGCAACGTGAAAGGTCTTATCCTTAATGTGATATTCGTGCTCCATATCGAGCTTAAGTCCTAAACCGTCTCTCATTTTCAAATTCCTCTTTCCTTAATCCTCAGCCTTCTCAATCGTGATCATACCGGCATTGAAAAGATTCGTGAGCTGATTCGCATATGCTTCACTGGCGTTGGGTTCTTCCTTATCTGCCAGCATCGGGTTGGCCTCGTCTATCATCTTTCCAGATTCCTTCACGAAGGAATTGCCCGCATATGCAACCGTCGCATCGTACCTGAGCTTACGATTGAGCTGCTTCAATACTTCCGTAAAAAACGGATATCTCATTGCGAGGATCTTGTCCTCGTCTGTTTCACCTAAATAAATTGCGACCAGAGCAACCGCCTCAACGAGACTTACGCTTTGCCTCTGGTCGCCGACGCGTTTTTTGAGTTTGCCTCGCGGGTGTCGATACCGTTTACGCGCTTGAATATCTCCACCATTTTAAGCAACTGTCCCGCGTCCAGCTTTTCATATATGGCTTTTGCAAGCCGCTTGTCATTCAGCACCGCCGCGACAAAAGTCAGTACCATCGCATCTCCGTCAATGCCCGAGTTCTCTTCGGTCATCTGGTATATGGTCGTAAGCGGTACAGTGTCGATAATATGATAAAAGCTCACCGAGTTGTTCCTGAAATACTTCAGCATCGTAGGCTCAATCTCAATAAACTTTCCTTCCACTTCTATACAGTTGGTTTTGTCAGGCCCGTCAATTTCGGGAAGCTTCTTCTCTTCTTCTTCCTTTGTGGCGGGAAGATTCTTCCTTTTGTTTATAATGTCAAGTGCATCCTTATTGATGTCCATTCCTTATTCCTCATTCCTTAAAATAGAGAGAGGGGATTTCTCCCCTCTCTTTCAGGTCATCAGGCGATAGTCAGCTTACGCCTTACAGCGTTCGCGGCCTTGGGAGCCATAGACTTGAACTCAATAGTAGAGCTGGATTCAGACTTGTAGGAAGAGTCGAATCCGGGTACGCCGGTAACCTTGACCTTCTCGAAGGTGTCATAGATGTGTGCGGCGACGCTGGACTGCTCATCATCCTCAGAGTACAGAGGAGTAACGCGAGTCAGGCGACCCTTGGCAGTGCCGGTAACGCCAGTCCAGGTAACGGAATGAGCGTCTTCCTTAGTCATCCTGTAAGTTACAGGCAGAGTAGCTCCGGCAGGAACATCGGCAAGCAGCACAGAGATAGTGGTCTTACCGTCTGCGGTAGCCACGGCGTAAGTACCGGTAGTGGGTGTCTCGCCGGCGGCCTCGGTGAAGCCTTCGATCTGAAGCTCGGTAGCTTCGTTCTCGATGACGAATTCGCCGATATTCTCGTCCTTGGCGGTTACCATATAGTAATCACCCATGGTGACGGTAGCAGCTTCCTTCTTCATCTCGATGTTGTTTACGCCTGCGATAGCCCACAGGTCAGTAAGGTTAGAAGTATACGTAATAGTATCTTCAGAGGTGGTGTCGATAACGGCACGGGGAGAAGTGATCCAGCCATTGGAAATGGTGATGCTCTCCTGAGTTGTATCTACACCGCCGCTGGTGCCGTTGCACAGCAGGAAGGTCTTACCGTCCGCGCGCTCGAAAATAAGATACGCAGGGTCGATAATGTATCCGCTGACTGCACCGAGATCAACGTAATTGCCCATATCATTTTCCTCCATTTTTCATATATAACAAAAAACAAAGCCCCGCCAGAAGCTTTGCTTGATGTTTGCTTATTAGAATTCGATTTCGTCCGTAACCTCTTCCCGTTCAACTTCCTTGAACAGTCCGGGGTTATCCTTGATAAGGGAATACAGCGCATTTGCGAGGCCATCAACATAATGCTCGTCCTCGAAGATCTGATCTCCGCTGTAACCCATCTGATAATGCAGCGCATGTACCAGTTCATGCATAAAGGTCTGACACATGAAATCGTCATTGTCTCCCAGAAGGACTTCGATGCTTCCGTCCATAGGGCTGCAGCGTCCTACCGGAGACTGACTATCCCTGATCCTGTCGAGCACCTCGACGTCATATTCGAGTCCGCCGACTTTTACTTTTACAGGTATATCAAACATAAACATGTACCTCGTAATTATTTGAAAATTCTCTTATACATAAACACCGCGGTCTTATGGTCATATCCCTCTCGCTTGGAAGCGAGGTCGTATATTCCCCTGCAGTGAAATGTCATATTGTGAAGCCGCTTGCCGCTGAGCAGGACATTCAATCTGCTTGCGATAAGCTCGCCTCTGTGAAGAAGCCTGTTCTGACCATAGTCATGCGCATGTTTCTTCTCAACGTAAATGTGAAAATAAATGCGCGGTTTAACAACAACCTGGCTATCTGTCTCCACAGGCATATCCTCATAATAAAGTATCCTGATAGGGATACCGTCAATAAGCGCGTCGCTCTGCACGTCGTTCACACAATATTTGTCACGGAACGCAACGATATTGCCGCGTTCGTTTTCGGGGATCATCATAAGCTCTTTCAGCTTGTCGTCAGCAAAAATGACGTCTTTAATAACGCCCATGAAATTCTCATGCCAGCTCATACCATCGCCTCCTTATTTGATTTTTATATACTTCATCGGGTTGAACTTCCGAAAGAAGGATTCGGTTTCATCTGCAAAATATTCTTCAATAAGTTTCTCCGCATCCGAAAACCAGTGACCGGGTCGTATGTTGAATCCGTCCGGCAGCTTGTAATCCTCTCTCTGACTGACATTCCATCCGGTAACAGGGGTATTTATTCCGGGGACGTTCCGATAGTGCGAAATAGGTTCGCCGCTGCCGTCTTCTCCTTTGCTTCCGGTACCGTATTCAAGTATTCTTGCCCTTACCATAGCCCACTCGTTATCCGCCATGTCAACAAGACCAACACCCTGTTTGATAAATCCATCCATTTCTTCGACGACTTTGTTCTGAAGCTTCGTCATCATTTCGATTCGCCAGTCTTCCGGATATTCGTCCAAAGAATCCAGATTCCGTTCCAGATGATCTATCAGTTTGTCTCCGATTTTCTTAAGGACATCCTTGCCTTTTCTCGTGAAATCATCAAGAAACTTATCCCTGTCAAATGTCACCTTGGTCTTTTTGGTCGTGAACCGCATTTACTCCACCCTCTCACAGGTGAGCACTATAAATCCATTTTCATCGTCCATGTCCAGATAGTCATAAGTAATGAACATTACCCGATGCTCGATTCCCCTCAGCATAAACCGATCTCCGCTTGCGATATTCTTTGTAGCGGGATTCCACTGCAGTCTCAGTTCGATCTTCTGATCAGGCATGATGCCGGGGATGTTATTTCCTATTTCGTAAAGAAATCTGCCGTACATAGACGAATAGAACGCAGGCATCTTATTAACGATGACCTTCGTTCCCGCCTCTTCGATCAGCATGCCGGTAGCAGGATCTACGTTTTCAGGCACATCCCTGTATACCTCGATCTGTGCATTGCAGGTGGATACCTGTGTTCGCTTGCAGTCGGGCATATTGTCTATAAAATAGGTAATAAGTCCTATTGTCCCGGAAGCCGGGTCATATATATAGTCGCCTCTGTGGATATCCGCAGAAAGCTTTGTCCTGAGATTATGTACCGAGTCGCTGCCGCCGACATTGGACTTCCAGTTGATAACGGAAGTCATCGCACGGATCTTCGTGTACTTCGTCCAATCGTTTCCAAAAGAGGTGTAATCCTTACAAACATAAAAATCGCCCGTAGCGTTTGGTATGTCGGTATCAATATACGCCTCAAATGCCTGCGCCACCGGAGGCAATTCATATGTGTATGTCACCTATTACTTCCCCTTTCTGGTAAAAATGGCACTCAGCAGTCCTTCCTTATTATCTGTTTCAATGACCATGTTCTTCTCGAGCTCCGCTACTTCATCAGCGATGTCCAGCATCTTTCGCCTGAAGCTCTGGAACTGGGAGATGTTGTAGGAGTTCCATTCTTCCTTGTCCTTGCCGCCCTCATTTGTATAGCAGATAGTCTCAACAAGTCCGATCATCTGCTGAATCCGCTTCTTAAAATCTGCAAAATACATATTCGCGGGCATCTGGATGTCAGGATAATTCTCCTGCCTGCGCACGATATATAACTTTCCGTCAGTACCGATCATCCACCCAGCACCTCCACAAACTGCGGCATCTTGTGGTAAGTCTCTCTCAGCTCATTCTCGAGATCCGATATCCTGCCGATGAGCTCGGCGTTCGACTTATCACTGAAGGTCACCGTCAGAGCGTCAGTCTTGTGCTGCGTGATCCTGTTAGGCTGAGAAACATCAGCCACCATCTGTCTATAGAATGCAACCTGTGCGGCCAGCAGTATATAATGCTGCTCGTCCTGTCCGATGTCGTATTCAACTTTGTCAAGTCCTGCCTCCGCGTACATAGCCGGGTCATACTTATCTGCCCGACCGGTGTCAATAAACATCCTGCGGATGCCCCGCTTGAAGATAATAAACTTATCATGATCATTCAGCGGCACAGTAGACTTGAACCTGCCCACGGATATCAGATATTCTTCATATATATAAGTAAGATCAGTCATCCAGATCACTCTGCTTTCGCTTGATAGAAATAGACTTTCCGGTCACCTGCTCAATAAATTCTGCCTTATTCTGAGCAAGAGAGTCGTATCCGCATGCCACTTCGAAAACACGGTTCAGTGTAGCCGCGCTGTCGAGCGATTCAAACCACTGCTTGAACTGCTTCATGTTCATCTTAAGCTTCGCAATGATCTCGTCATCTGTATAGGCTACGATAGCCTTATCGCGGGTAATGCCCAGCAGGTCATACACCGCGTCGTCATCACATGTCAGTACACCGTCCGCAAGCCACTTCTGCATACACGGCGCTTCATATAATACTTCTACATCAGTGAGGTTCACAAACCTGCCGGGATGGATAGTCACTTCAACATCGCCGGGGCGCCTGAATCCCACATCGTACTTAGCCTTGTTGTAAATCCTGAAATTAGCCATATTCCTCGTTCCTTTCTATAAGGCGAGGAGGGCTTGCGCCCTCCTCATAGCTGTATTTATATTATCCTGCTCCCGCAAAGAGCAGATCAGACTTTGATCTTTGTTTACCCTCGCAATCTACGAGCGACCTCGCCCTTTATCAGGCCGCGGAGTCTACGTACACGCCCATCAGAGGCTTGTTGCCGTAAACGATAGCAGCACCGAAGCGCTGACGCAGAGACATCTCGAAGTAAGCGGTGTCTGCGTGGGTCTCTTCAACAGTGAGGACCTCGCCGCGCTTGACGATCTTCAGGGGAGACTCCATGCCATTGGGCAGGATGAACAGCTTGGAAGCGGGCATGATGGGAGTCACGCCATCCTGCTGATAACCGTTAGCCATGACATAGGCATTGGCGCCCTTGTACTTACCAAGGAAACCGTTGTTGTAGTACTCGTTGCGCATCTCATCGGAGACCCAACCATTGGACTGAGCCAGCTTGTCCAGGATCTGGATGTCGCCGATCAGGTTGGTTGCGCCGTAACGCTGCCAGTGACGGATCATGGGATCCAGAGTGGTAGCAACCACACCGGAGCCGGTGCCGTAGAAGGGAGCAGCGATGTCGGTGCCGTTGTAAGCGCCGTCCAGAACATTCAGTACAACGCCGGTCATCTTGTCCTCGAGGCGAGCGATGGCCTTGGCGGTCTCCTTGCCCAGATCAGCCTTGCCGGAACGAATGTCATACATGGACACGCGGAAGCGGGTAGCAACCTCAACAGTGCCGACGTCAACAGTCTTGGAGGCGGGCATCCAAATGGGAGCGGAGGCGTTGTCAGCCTGAATTACGGCATAGGAAGTATCATACTCGATATCGAAAGCCGCACGGTCGTCGTCGCCGATCTGCTTATAGTCAGCGATCTTGTCGAAGTAAGCAGTGCGCTCGGTGATACCGTCGTCTACTGCATACTGAATCAGCTGAGCCATATGATAGCGATTCTCGGGACTGGGGTTGGACATAAGAGTCTTGGTAAACTCACGAATCTCCTTATTGGCCTCTGCATTGCCACGGCCCATAGCAGAAGCGGCAATCATAGAGACCATCTTATCATTTCTCTCGATCTTCATATCAATTTCTCCTTATCTGATTATGTAATCTTAGGCCTCGATGCGACGCAGGTGACGGGCATCCTGACCCATATAATCAGCATCGTCGATAACCACGAAAGCATCGCGAACGGTAGCGCCAACAGCCTCGGTCATGCCGGTCACGATGACCTCATCACCGGGATTGGGATGCACGATCTGAATATGAGCGCCCATGGGAACAACGGCGTTAGCATCGTCACCGATGGTGTTCATATCGTGTGCAACATGAACGGTCAGATAGGTGTGACCATCAAAGGTGTCGTCCTCGTTCAGGGTGACCATATTAGTAGCTTCGTCCAGAGTGACGAACTTGCCGGCTTCGAGTCCACCCTCAACATTAACAATAGCGCTGTGGATGACAGGATAGCCATTACGGATAATAGCAGCCATATTTAGTTCCTCCTAATATTCAATCATTATTCGCCCAGACCAGTCGTGTCGCTGATATAGCCAGCCCAGCGGCTAGTCTTAAGGCCCATTCCGTCATTGTCCACAAGGCCGTTGACGGTGTTCTTATCATTCTTCTCCTTCTTGAGAGAAGCCATGATCTTTTCATAATTCAGAGAAGAGATATCTTCGCCAAATTCATTGGTATCAAGACCAAGCTTTTCAGCAGCATACCTGAGAGCCTCAACGCGCTCTTCCTTTTCGGCAGCCTGCTTCTCCTGCTCAGCCTCTTCCTTGAACTTACGAAGCTCTTCCACTTCAGCCCTCAGGCGTTCGAGTTCGTCGTCAGTATCTTCAGCGTCGTCCACATCGTCGTGAGTTTCCTCATCGGCTTCCTCCGCAGCTTCGGCTTCCTGCTTCTCCTCTTCTTCCTGTACGGGCTCTTCCTGAGCTTCTTCGGCAGCGGCTTCCTCTTCCTTGGCAGGCTCTTCTTCCTGAACCTCCTCGGTCTCTTCGGCAGCAGCTTCCTCCTGAACCTCAGTTTCCTCTTCCTGAGTTTCCTCAGTCTTTTCGTCTTCCTGAGCAGCCTCTTCATGAACAGGCTCTTCAACCTCAGTTTCACCGCCCACGCGGGTAAACTCAACATCGATCAGTTCATCGACGACAACTTCATCTTCCTCGGAAACATGATACAGCGCCTTCTTATACGCGCCTGTATCCCTGTTCTTCAGAAGCATGTAGTTAGCGCCAAGCTCCCTGATTTCCCAGTCGTACTGACCCTTGAGCGGACCTTCGAAAAGATACTCAATAAGCTTGCAATGAACGCTGCCGATTTCGAGCTCGGCAGCCCACTTGATCAGCTCATTGTGATCAAACTTCTTTTCCATGTCATGCTCCATTTCTGCCACAAACGTAATCGCCGTCGCGCCTTCATAGGCAGGCTCCGATACGATGCACATTGCGGTAAGATGATTATTGTCGCTTGCCCCAATATGGACTTCCTTGGTTTTGGGATCAACGGAGATATCGGCGGCTGTGATCTCAAAAGAGAAGAACAGCTTGCCTTCCTCGTATAATTCCTCAATTGCCTCGCAAACGTCAGCGCGGTTCTTTTCAATGCGCGCCTTACCGTACATCACGGTCTCCCCTTCTTCTTCTCTGAGCGAGAACTCGGTGATGGCTCCGATCTGGTCTGCTAACCACTCTTTACGTTTCTTATCAAAGCAATGTCCAAGGTTCTTTCCTGAAACAAGCGCCTCTACGTCAACCTTGACCGGAGTGGCATTATAAAAAGCAGTGTTTTCTACCACTGCTTCCATAAATTCTTTCTCCACTACACAGCCGTTGCCGTTAGCTGCAGTTGACATCATGCGCATCTCCACCGACATGTAGACATCATTTGAAGCCGCTTCTTCAACGGCGACCGCCTCGGCATAAAGTCGATATTTGTGCTTTAGGTCGGTCAATGTCACCACATCCTCTCTGTCTGTTCAGATCTTCTGGCGGACAAATCTTCACAGACACAGGCGCTACGCCGATGCCTCGCTGCCTTCCGGCCTGCTGGGCTTCGGCTGTCTACCTGTTTCAGATTTATCAGGATCGGACGTTCTCTCGGAATCATCCAGTGTAGGACGTCCGCCCTTATCTTCATCCCCGCCACCGTTGCCGGTGGTATTGCTTGTGTAAGCATTCTGCCGGGGAATGAATACATTATCAATGCCCTCATTCTTTTCGCTGATCCTGCGCTCACGTTCCTGAACGATGTCAAGTTTGTGCGCCTCGAGCAGCGTCTGAGTGCTTGTAAGTCCCTGCATCCAGAGCTTATAGACCTCATCAGCAAACCTGTTATCGTTTGTCAGGTCGATGGGTTCAAACTCGAATACCGGGATATTCTTTGCGGATATGCGGGGTAAGCGCATCGCAAGCCGCGAGTTGATCTTTTTCATCATCGCAGCGAAAGCCCGCTGCCCCTGCTCTATCCTGAGCGCGGCTGTGTCCAGTGACAACTTCGCCTGTCCATATGAACCGGCTTCCTGCTGTCCAAGACTTACCACGCCCGATATACCAAATGCAGACAGAATCTCTTGGTTGACGCCTGAATACTTGTCGTGGTCGAACAATGTCGAAGTATCGACGGTAATGAATTCAGAGTCTACATACCAAGGCACAGTCACCAGCTTGCCACCCTGTAATGCGGCTTCATAACTTGCATGAACCGCTGAGATGTTCCTACTGTCGGGTTTATTCATGCCCGCGACCGGATCTTTATCTCCGACCTTGACCTGAAGGAATCCCTTGATACCGAACTGCATCTGAGCATTGTCATAATCTGTAATGGTCTGTTTTCTACCGAGTGCAAATAAACACTTGCCGATAGTAGGCACAGCATACCTCACCCAATCAGGCTTGGGAAACTGCATTACGAAAGTATTGTCAGGATTGAGCTGAACCCATCGCTTCGTTTCCTTTGCTGCCGTGCCGTCCGGGTTCACGAAGTTCGCCCGGATCTCGGGCGGGAGACCATTCAATCTCGCCGCGAGGTCATCGAGGTATTCTTCCTTCGCTCCGGTGTCAGATCTGTTGCCCTGCAGGATGTACTGTGTATCGTATTCAATGACGGGCTCGCCGTTCATGTACACTTCCGAAATCCTGCATCTTGTGGGCGTGAGCGTTATGATATTTCCGTCGGGCATCAGATAAATAAACACATTCTGAAATGTGTAATACTGATCAAAGATGCTGCGCATCTTCTCCTCGAATCCGATGTTTTCATAATGCTCAAGGTACCGCTGCTTCGTCTTTTCCGAAGCACCGGTGAGCTTGAATCCCTTTGCAACAGAAAACGGCGTATAAACATTGTTTATCGCCGCTCCGACATAAGGATCTGTTTCCTTGTAATAATTTGCCAGCAGATATAAGTCATTTATGTACTTCTGCGGTTCGCGCATAATACTGGCAAAATCATAGCCAGTCGGCTCTCCGCGCATCGTAAACGATGTATTTTCATAAATGCTCACAGAGGACTCGGACTTATTCCGGGCAGCCTCTAATGCCGATGCGTTGTCGTCTGTTGCAGGCTGTGTCTGAACAGGCGCCTCTGTACGTCTCCACGGCCATCTGAATCTACTCGCCATGTCTTATCCTCCCTTCTCACAATCTGCCAATCATGACAGGTATCGAATCACCCGCCATGCTGTCATAAGCCGCGCGTCTCGCGGCAGTCTCTAATGTATCTATGTACCACATTCCCATACCCAATGTTGAGAAGCGGTCCTTTCGCTGAGTTGAAACTGCTGTACCGAAAATCGAGTTTCCCTGCAGCGATATCCTGCGCACGATGTTTCCAAGCTCAGCCTGAAGTTCGTCGGTCTCTCTGTACACATACGCTTCTTCAGTAAGCAGCATCGTCCTGCGCCGCTTCACCGCGGATTCCTCTTCGGTATCGGTATCATCATGCAGCCTCGGCAGCAGATCAGTTTTGTCTGTCGCCGCCGACATGATAGGCAGTCTCAGCATCCTGTCCTGAAAATTGCGGATGAGCACATTTACCATCTCGTTGTTCAGCGCATTCGTCGCGATGAACGGATACAGTATTTTCACGCTGCGGTAACTCTCACGCGAGTCAAACGGCAAAAGCGGAGGAAGCTCACGCTTGACCCCTTTGTCATCCTCATACTGATAAGGTTCATCCAACAGCGATTCAAGTCCGCGTCCGATTGCGTTGGCGTCGTAAATAATACGCACGGCGTTCGGGAAACGGAGATATGTCTTGCGGATCTCTTCAGCAAGCTGTCTCTGAGATAATCCGCGGTATGCCGCCATCCACACAAGGTGCTTCTGCCAACGGTTGTTCGCGGTCTTTACTATCTTCAAAACCTCGATACAACTATTGTCGGCAGTCTCGATATTGCCGTTACCGGCAACGTCGCAGCTGATAACATAATCAGCGCTCGTCCCCTTCGGCTGTGCAATTTCAATTGCCTCAAGCACGCGGCAAGGTTCAGTCAGCGAATACGGGAATACTGCATTGTCGGTCGAACCGACGAACACCGTTCCATACTCACATGCAAATTCTACCGGGCTCATCGTTTCGCGGGCGCGTTCATAGAACTCGATATCCTCGATGCCCATTCGTACACTGGCATTAAAATCCAGCGCACACGCAAATGCTCCGGTGTCTCCCTTTGCCATGCGCTTCACAGTCTCTTTGAATCTCTGATAGAAATCGCATGTCTTAAGGTATGCCGATGAGATATTGATGATCTTGCTCTGATAATCTACGAACCCTTCGTTCTTGAGCGAATGGAACACCCTTCGCTTGTAACTCAGGATAGGCTTCAGAGCCTTGTTGCATATACTCGACGGGACAAGCTTTGCTTCGTCCACGATCATTATCTTGCCGCGAAGACCCAAGGCCGAGTCGCCGTCTCTGCCAAGAACACATGCCTGTATGCGGCTTGCTCCCTTGAACCAGATGGAACTCTTACCGTTTGAGTTGATCTTTATACCGCGCTTCGGTGCATAGTCGATCTCGCGCTGTATCTCATCGTTGGGCAGCAGTTCATTGTCTATCTTCTGCAAAAGCAGATTTGCCTGAGCCGCAGTGTTTGATACACAAATAATCGGACTTTCAGGCCAAAGTATGGCAAGCGCGACCGCACATACTGCCAGCAGCCATGTTTTACCAAAACCACGCAGCAGCGCAAGCGATGCTTCATCGCTGTTTCCTATCGCCCTTGCAATGACTCTCTGCAGATCATACAGGTGTATGTGCAGATAGTCCATAATAAAAACATCCAGATGTCTGCGCCAATACCATATCTGCTTAGCACACACATCCAGATGCTCGTACATTTCCGGAGACACCATGTCCCGGATATCAGGTCCAGCCACGATGTCACCTCTATCCAATTTTATGAATTACAAAGCGCTGCTAACTAGAACGTGGCCCCGACCATGTCCTTACAACCTCGCGCCGTGATTTCTCGGTTTCTTATGTACGCAGGATTCCCACGCATTTCGGTGGACCAGGACCCTTGGGTCAGCCCATAAAAAATAGGAGCAACGCCTGAACGCCGCTCCCTAAAGGCAATGCCTTTACACGATCTCTTTTTCTGCTTCGCTGTCCCACAGTCCTCCCGAACCGCCTATCGCAGCGGCAAGGTGTCTTAGATTCGCAGTCATGCCGTCTATCTGATCGGGTGCGAAGTCAGGCTCATGTATCATCAGCTTGCCGTACTCCATCGCTCTGATGAACTCGGCAAGTGAACCGATGCTGAACGAGCTTTCTGTCTTGCGGTATCGCGGCGCAAGCTGAGCCGCCTGAGACAGCTTTTCCAACGCATCGACAGCGTCCTTGTACTGACTCGTCATTTCCTTGCTGGGGTTCTGCCTCGTCTTCTCCGCAAGATTATCGACCATCATCGACTGCTTCACAAACTGCCTCGCATAGCTTTCGCCAATGGAGTCCTCAATGCCGCGAGTTTTTATGATACTCTCATAATACTCGTTCATGTGGTCGATCTCATAACGGGTGTATCTGCCGCCCCATTCCTTGCTGTAAACGGGCAGCACATAATATGGATCTTCCGAATCGCGCTTTATTTCACGCTCGGTCTCCATATCCTTGATAACATCGAAATCTTCCGCTACGGCAGAAGAATCAAAGTGCCGGTAATAACTTGCACCGTTCATAACGACCGGGAATACCGTAATGGCCTTCTTGACTACGAAGACATCACGTACATCCTCGTCTTCAAGAGCCGCATACTCAGGGCTTGCGTTTGCTTCTTTCTGAGCACGGTCAAGGGCGCTTTCCCAAAGGTCACGGTTCCACATCCGGTTGTTTTCGAACATATAGACCCTTAGCGAAGCTTCGTCATTCACGCGCTCCTTATAGCATTGTTTGCACCAGCGGTCTCGTTTGAAACCCTTAGTTTCACCACGATTCGTGTAAAACTCGCTGATATCCTTGACCTGTTCACAGCATGAACATGCCTTCTGAAGAACTTTCTTCTCCTTCGGCTTCTCCTTCTTCTGCAAAGGAGTCGTTGAATAAAGTGTCGTCTTACGCGGCAATTTCAACACCTTCTTTGCTGACATTTAGGTCCACCGGATAAACACATTCAATACCGCGGGATGTCATGACCGCCACGGTCTGACTTGCTCCTTTACTGGTGAGCCTCTTATCGAAAGAATAAGGATCTCCTGCACCCTGCAGACTTCCGCCCTGAAGCGCAAATACTCCGGATGCATCCATAAACGCCGGATAATGCTTGTGGGCGAAGATAATACCGTAAGGCTTTCTTCCCACAAGACCGATAAGGTTCTTGACCCCGCTATCGGTAAAAGCATCATAGTCGCCGTGAATCAGGAAGAATTCCTCGCCCTCGATCTCACAGATATCCAACGAGGGATCAACTGCATCATGGACAAAGATATTGTCGCAATATCCAAGCGCCGTCTTCATGAACCACGGAACGATCCTGTCAAGGCGTTCGCTCTTGAGAGCATCGTCCTTCTTTCCGAGCCTCGAATGATTTCCGCATACGCAGTTCACATGAACTTCGTCAAACATGCGTCCGAATTCATAAACAAGGTCAGTTGCCATCTCAGATGCCGTCATCGTCTGAGATATAACATCTTCGCGATTTGTAACATCTATTCCGCGATGTATATTGCCTGAAATAAGGTCACCCAATATGGCGACCTGCACCTTCTTAAGTCCGTGCCTGAGTCGTATCTCATCCACCTTCCCGCAAAGAAGTTCGATTTCTTTTCGGGCAATGTCGGAATCATACTCTCCGGCAAGAGACTTGAATGCAGCTCCGATATGCCAATCGCTCAGAATGACTATCGCAGTGCCGTCATCTTCCGAAACTACCCTTGGAGGTCTCGGTCTGGGGACATATCGCTCGGAAGCCATATCGCGGATATACTCCTCAAGGATATCGATGCGATGTTCATATCTGGCAGTATCGCGAATACCCCTGTAGAACGAAGTACGCTCATCTCGCGCCTTTGTCCTCTCCTTGAGCATTTCTATGCGCTCACTGCTGGGGCCGCGGGACGATTCAATTACATCCCTCATAAGCGCAACGCCTTTTGCCACGCGTCTCGCGTAATCGGCTCCGAAACCAAGCGCATCTCCGACATCCTGCCATGTCGCCTCTTCCATCAAACCGTCTTCCTTGTCAAGAAGAATGCGCACCTTGTACTGATCCGCAGTCTCCGTATCCCTTTTCCTGAAGTAATCCGTCATCCTTATTCCTTTCAAAAATTCATTTGTCGCGCTGTTTCCCACAGCCACAGCGCAGGGGCTTGCCATATTTCCCAGGCATGGGCGCGATATCCTTCCGAATATCTCATGCGGATATTTGATATGGATTTAATGTCTCCATTCCGACCACTGGGGGCAGGGGCAGGATTCGAACCTGCGATCTCCAGATCATGAGTCTGGTGAGTTGGACCTCTTCTCTACCCTGCGATAAATGCCTCGACTTTCTTGGAAGTCTTTCATTCCCTCTCGCCGTATCGAGGCGCGGCACGTTCAATCTGCCGACGTGACTGCTCCGGAAACAGTTCGTTTGGTGCAGGAAGCGGGCTACGATCCCGCACGACATATACCGTCGACGGATTTTAAGTCCGTTGCGTCTGCCAATTCCGCCATTCCCGCAGATGGAGCAGCAAATGGGAGTCGAACCCATAATTACAGCTTGGAAGGCTGTCGTGTTACCGCTACACTACTGCTGCATGGATCTCCTGAGAAGTATCGAACTTCCAACCTCCTGTTTACGAGACAGGTGCTCTGCCATTGAGCTACAGGAGAATGACTTTGTCGAACCTGTATCCATCCGCCTATTCCGCGAAAGATTATGGTCCGGCAATATAGTCATTGGAGCTCCCGAGAAGATTCGAACTTCCAACCCCTCGCTTACAAGGCGAGCGCTCTACCGTTGAGCTACAAGAGCATTGGCTGTGGCGGCAGGATTCGAACCTGCGTATGTATGAGTCAAAGTCATAAGTCTTACCGCTTGACGACGCCACAAAGATCATTGCTCGGGTGTTCAGCCCGAGCTATGAATCAAAATTTTGTTCGGGTGTTCGGCCCGAATAATGAATCAGATCTCAAGCTCGTCCGCCCACGCAGATATCCATCCGCGATGGTTGGTCTTAAGCTCACACACCTTTGCGCGCTCCTGATCCTTGAAGTGATTCAGGTACGGGATGAAACCGCTGCGCTCGGAGTGTTTGTAAAGGTCGCACTGTCTGTCATGACCAGTGACGATCACCTTACAGTTTTCGTGGCATCGGGTGAGCATTTTCTTTGCTTCGTCGAAATACATGTTCTGAAACTCATCGAGGATAATGACCTTGTTCTGCAGATTACAGCCACGCTGAAAGATATGCGAGGTCATTCGGATATAGCCATTACTGGACTTCATGCCAAGCGGGTCAGAACTAATTACCGCCCTTTCGGGATTCACGTTGATAGTTTCAAGCGCGTCGTAATACGGTGCAAGATACTCCTGAATCTTTTCGTCTGCAGTGCCGGGCAGGTATCCGGTCTTCGCTTCCTGTACGGGTGCGACCACGACTACGATTCCATCGTATCTGCCGTATTCCACCAGCAGATTTGCAGTAGCCATTGAGATAAGCGTCTTGCCGGTACCCGCTTTGGAGTTGCAAAACACGATATCTACGTTGGGGTCCCAGATGGCATCCCGAAACTCTTCCTGCTCCTTATCGAGCGTCAGTCCGTAAAAAACATGATCCCTGAGCGTGTCAGGCACATATTCCCTTCCGTCTCTGACTTCACGTTTCGCCATGCCAATTCTCCTCCGTCTTTCTTTGTAATTTCAGCAAATATATGCTCATCCGGTATCGGGTCAAGGTTCTGGTCATAAAACCTGATAGCCGACTTATCTGTGTCGGTCCAGACCCATATCCGGTCAAACTGGTAATAAGGGCAATCCCACCCGGCAGCTTTGATTCCTGCATATCGCATATCCACGACTTTGAATTTTGTACCGTCGTATTCAAAGCAGCCTTCAGTGTCTACCCTGATATTGTCACTGAGCTTACCCCAACTGATCTCCTCATACTTTTCAAACCAAGTCCTCTTCCGCTTTCGCTCATTTGTTTTTTCCGCGATTGCAGATACCGGACAAGGATTGTCGAGATCCTCATTGGTCAGCTCGTGATTCCTGATATTTCGAATCTTGTTCATCGAGAGTACTCCATAAGAATCAGGATTTTCGATCAAAAGGTACCCGACATATGTCAAATACCCCTTGATCCTGTTTTCGGCGGGCAGCGACCTAGCGCCTGTTGCCAGCCAGCCTTCGGATATCTCGTCGATGAAAGGCTCGATCATAATGCTGTTGATTACGTCAGCACGTTCCTCATCATCGCAAATAACCCTTACGGTCGTGCCGTCCAACAGTCTCACATTACGGTCCAAAGTACTTTATCTACCCCTCCATATAATAAACCTCTTTTTTCGGGATTTTGAAGCCACTTCAAACCCCAGTTTACAAACATTTAACTTTTAGCCTACAAGGCAGTTGTGATATTTTCTTTCAAGCAGTGTAAACGCTTCTCTTGAGCTCTTTCGGGCAATCTTTATCGACGCGATTCTCAGGTGTTTATCTATCACCTGTCGCGAGACCTGCCACATATCGCTCAGATCCTGAGATGTGTATCCATCCATCATGTAGCGGATTGTCTTTTTCTGCCAAAGCGTGAGCTCAGCTCTTTCGATCAGCTCGTCCAGTGATATATATATCAGCACCATGATATCCGAAAAATGGCGCATCGCCTTATCCTTCGGGTATATCTTCGACCGGTACTTGATCAGATATGCCACGCATCTCTCATCGCTGAACGTCACGCTCTCAAATTCATGGTATCCACGATTCTGCCCCGGCGTCTCCTTATGGACAGCGCCGATAATCCATCACCTGCCTTAACAATTCTTTCTGTACTCGCGCTGGAGATAATCGTCGTCTTCGCGATCTGCCGCACTCAGTCTGGCTTCTATCCAGACCTTTCTTTCTTCGAGCTTTGAAATGACCTCGCCGATCATCTCTCTTTCTTCTCCGAAGCCATTGCGTAAAAGTCTGTCCGCAATCCTGAGGTCCAACAATGCCTCGTCGATATCGTCCAGCGCAAGCATCATGTCATATGTCTCTATCAGCAATCACCTCAGTCATAATCGGGTATGCACAGGTTCTCCCATTTCTTGTAAGCATCGATATAGGACTCGCCGGCATCTCCGTTGTAAGTGATCTCGTAATACATACCGTCTGGAACAGTCGTGCTTGCCAGCGCCTTCCAGTTCTGCAGTGTCTTACAAAACCATACGATATACACCTCATTCTCGGTTATCCTGAGACTGTCTGTTCTGTCAGCCCGCGAATTATAATAATCCTTAACGAGCCGTTTCGCCTTGTTCATGTAACTTTCGTTGCTCAATGCGTTCAACGGAATCACCCCTTTACCAAAGTCTCATCACCATGTCATAAAGGCAGGTATGAAATTCATCTATTTTCCGGTTCACATGATAGTGTCCAAAATACCATTTTTCGTAATGGATTTTATTTTCCAGTCTTCCGAGCCAATCGGTAAGCTTATCAGTCTCATACCAATCGGCCATATACTTAAGTGTCGGAGTCGGAGCAGTGTGAGTAATCACGTAATCAACTTCATTATGAAGCTCCGCCAGATTTTTCATAGCGTTCTCATACTCGGCTTCCGACGGCATCTCCTGAGACCACCACGACTTCCCTTCTTCGCGGTACATCTTGTCAGTTGATGTAGCGCCGCCAAAACAAAAGATATCGAGACCGTCAAGCTTAAGTATTTCTCCGCGGCAGACATGGAACAGATTCTTTCTGATGGCGTGGCACTTTGC